GCATTCTCGATATGTAGGTCTGCAACAAAATATGTGTTATCTATGTTCATCTTATTGCCCGGAATTATACAGTTTGAGTGCTTGGAATGGAATAGTAGTTGTTCCTGTGCCTGTGCCTTTTACCGTGCTGTAATATCGAACATATCGGTTAGCGGTCGCATTGGATATGATGCCCACAGTATCAGCGGACGAGCCTTTCCAATTCAGCGTACCAATAGAAACAGAATCATTCTTAAGAATAGATTTTTGCCCCCAAAGGGTTACAAGTACGTTGGTAAGTGTTCCGGTTCCCTTGACTAACTTAATCGTGTAGTCTTGAGTTGCAGGCCAGAACATTGGCATATTCCATTTGAAGGTTCTACCGAGTGCGTTGGTGAGCGTATAAGAAGCGGTTACTTCTTGATAACACGCACCATTCACAACAGGGACAAGGGTCACGGATTGAGCTTGTGCGAAAGCAAAGCCAATGCAAAGGACAAACAATAATACTAACTTTTTCATTGTCGTATGGTTTTAAAGGTTAATATTATGCAGTTGGGCCAGCAATAGGTGCGGTGATGGTAGCCAAGTCGGAAGTGATAGAAGCAACCTTAACGAATGCACCAGCATCAACATCTTTCACACGCAAGTTTTCACGCAAGTAACACATTACTGTGGTATTTCCGGTTTTCTTGTCATCTTCGATCTGTGCGATTTCAACAACAACATCATCCCAAATGTAAAGGGTAGCAAGGTTGAAGTCACCAACCAAAAGAGTATCGGCAGTCATCAAAGGATTTTCAACAGTCGGAACATTGCCCAAACGTGCTGTTTCTCCAAATGTCAACTGTGGGAATACATATGCACCATCTTCGGTTTTGGAATAACGAAGGTTATCCACGTCTTGACCGTTGGTCAATGCGTAGTTAGGGTTGGCTGCTCCAAGAGTGCCGTTCGTGATTTGTGTACGGATTTTGCCTACCATGTCGTGAAGGTTGGCACGTTGTATTTTGTCAATGGTGGTGCTGAATGCAGTTGCATAAGCCTTGATGCCCTTGATTTCGTTCCCTGTTCCAAGACCGTTGATCAGTTGATCGTTTTCCTTCAATCTCATGTTGGTGTTGATGAAATTGGTAATTTCACCCTGCATGAAGTCCATATCTTTCAAAGAATCCAAGGTAACCTTGAAAAAGTCAAAGATGCGTTTTCCGGAAAGAGTCTTTTCATCCCAAGTGATGGTGGACTGTGAGCCAGCTACACGAGTTTCGGCTACGTTGGTGGCGTTGTTTACTGCGGTGGCTTGCTCCAACCATTTAACAGATCCGTGAGAGTTTCCACCCAAGCGGACAGTAGGGAATAAGCTACGCATGAAAGGCATACCGCGATGAATCTGACCAATAACAGGGTCACGGTACATATTCGTGTCATTGCCTACGCTTGCTTCGGTAACAGCCTTAAAGGAAGTGTGGATTTCGATTTTACCGGAACCACCAGCTTTTACCATTTCTTCGAATGCTGCCTTGTTTTCGCTCAACAGATTACCCAAACCTTTTTCTTTGGTGGGGTTAGCGTTCTTCATTGCTGCCAATACAACGCCTTGTTCTTTGACTGCGTTTTCAAGTGGTTCAATCGCTTTGGCAACTGCATCACCGTACATTTTTTCCTGTTCTGCCTTAAATTCGGTGAAAGCAAGGTCAAGACCCGACTTATCTACGAAATTTGGAAGGCTCTTTTTAAAGCTCTCAAACTGTTCGTTCAGCGCTTTTTTCAATTCTTCGTCCATAATTGTTGTAAGTTTTGGTTTAGTAAATTTTTTAATTCAATCGGGTCGATAGTGCTTTTGCGGCTATCTGTTTTATCTTCCTCGCTATGGGTGTCCGTAAACGACCCTTTAACGGATATTGTCGGTGTTGCTTGGTTCGAGCCAATCGGAACGGCTGAGCCTTCTATCATTTTGGCTTCTGTTACAGCCCAAAAATAACCACTACTAATGGCAACTTCTGGATTAACAGCCATTGAAATATACTTATCCCAATTAGCTTTCTCTTCTGCCCAGTATTTTTCGGTAGAATTTACACACATAAACAATGATACATACTGCATACAAACAGAATGGTTTTTAACCCAACCGTTCCAATATTGTGTAAACATATACCCGTTCCTGCGTTTTTCAATTCGTGAATCGAAAAGCAATGCTTGTGTTTTTCCTTGATATGGTTGCCCTAAATCCGCCCATGAAATCATCTTAACAGAAGGGACAACTTCGTCGGAGATTATCTTATCAAATTCAAGTTTATGTTCTTGTAAATGTAGCGTACCTTTTCTGTCTTTTACTGTTTTATTCCATAGTCCAGGTATATGCAAGTCCAAGTGTGAATCAATAATGTTTGTAGTATTAATGACAAGTCTAGCGTTCATTTCGTCTTGATCCATTTCATCAGAACTACCAACGGCTTTAACCACGTCTCCATCTTTCATTACGTGGTAAACAGTACCAGAACAGGCATCTGCATATTTAAGCGTCATTCTTTTTAACGCTTTGCCTTCTTTGGCTTTTACAATTACGTCCCAGTCGTATTCTTCCATAACACTATTTGTTAATTGGTTCTTTGGTTTTCTTCTGTTGCTCTTTTGCCTTCTTTAACGCTTCAAGGTCTTCACGTTCCTTCTTATCCATACGCTTAGTTTAAAAAGTCGTTAATCTGAGTTATAGCATCTTCGCGCTGAATGTATCCGGCTGCTTCTGCTGCGACCATTGCCTCTACCATAACTTTCAAAGAATCCGCTTTTGCTTTCTCGGATATCTGCATACATGAAAGGTTCGAGTAATCGAAGTAAAACGAATACCCCTTACTTATGGAGTTGAACAACACATCAAGAGTATCACATATAACTTGCGACTCTGGTATCATTGCATCATCGTAAAACTCTTTCTTAGCCTCTTGGTAGGTTGAATACTTGTTTGTATCCGGGATACTCAACAAAGGAACAGGAAGCTCATAGGCTTGTGCTAAGGATCTTGTATCTGCGTTCTCACCTTCGAATAATCCTAACTGTTGAACAGTCCTTGAAATGTTCGTGGCATCCATCGGAATGCGAGTGATTAATGTATGCCATTGGTCTTGAAGTGATCCGTACTGTTTATAATCGTCTTGTATGGCTTGTTTTTCTTCGGGTGACATGACCGACATAATAGCGGCTTGATCCCCTGTTTTTGGAGAAAGCACTATTTCTGCACCTCTATGGGTAATGATTTGATTCCTCGACTCCAAAGAGGCTACGATATTCTTGATAGGATATTGAAGGGTGTCTAGTCTGCTTTTTGGTTGTAAGGCTAGATTTGTGTTGATAACTGAATCCCTTACCTCATGGATTAACTTGGCATCATCACCTCTTAATGTGAACGTGTATCCATATATCGTTACTTGGTAATAATCGATGATTGATTGTGTGGTGTCGAATATGTTAACGTTCGACTTGTATATTGCCGTAATGCAACTATTCGGAATGATTATAAAAGCCTCGGCATCTTTAAAGCCAATAGGGATCAACTTGTAGATATAACAAACTCCATAGGTACAAATAAAGGTTTCAATCATGGATATAAATTCATTCCGTGATTGATATTTATTTGGTTTGTTAAGCAACTGCATATCTTTGATGAATGCAGGGGATTTAATAGCTTCTCTTGTTTGTGGGTTGACTGCGATAATCTCACCCCTTGTTAGGGCTTTCGCTCTTTTTCCGATAATAAACTGTAATGGTGGGCAGTAATTGTAACAAGCCGATTGATAGGATACGCCTGTACCATTGATGTACCGCATTGATTCTGATTGTTGGAGATACTTACCAACCGCTTGATTTGTAGGCAATGTGTTGGCATAATCTTGGGATGTACCCTTTAAAACCATGCCTGCTATCTTTAACGCCTGACGTTCAATCCAATTCATTCAGCGTATGTTTTGTGCAAATATATGTAATTATTATTCATATTGTACATAGTTATGCAAATTATTTTCATTATCTCAAAGATTGTTCATACTGGATTGACATACCGAGTGCATCCCAGAAGTGGTCAAACCCGTTCTTTAGTGGTTCGTTCAAACTTATTCCGTTTATCTTTTGATAGAAATAATTCTCTTGCTCTTTCTTAATCCACGGTCGATTGGCTAGGTATAATATATGACGTTTAATCAAGTCTATTCTCCACGTAACACAGCCTGTGAACTTCTTACAGGGTAGAAAGGCCACGTTCAAAGAGTCCGATTGTGCGTATGCGTTCAAATCACTTATCTTTTGTGGTTGTGCTGAATCGCAAATAATTAACCATTGTTCCTGCCTTTGGTCTTTCTTTGATTGATAGAACGCTTTGAATACATTGTAGAATTGTCGAAGGTCTTCAAATCCCTTTTCGTAGATAGGACAGTCAGCGTACAAATTGCCTTTGTCGTTAATCTTTTTGTGGCACGTATCAGAGAAAGCGTATGTTCCTGTTGTATTGCCGAAGTCCAACCCGTACCAATGTTTTGAAACGTCCGTAGGTAGTGAATCAATATAAGTGACCTGATCGAAGACTAAACCCTCCATTGCTGCCCGTATGCCTTCACCGTACACCGACCATCGGAACTTGTCAATGGTCTTGTTTTGTTGGTTCTTAGCGTTTACCCTGCGTTGTTGTTCCGGTAGGTGTAAATCTTCAAATTCCCACGGGCACCATGCCTCAATCCCGTCTATGATGGTTTGCTCTAGGTGTTTGTTGTTCCGGTAAGTGGTTCGTGTAAAGAACGTGTTCGGCTGGCCTTCCATGTCGAAACACCAATGATCCGTATATTTCGGATTCCAATCGAAACAGGCCATAACCCTACATCGCATTAAGACATTCTTGACTGGTTCCGGGTCCATCTCGAGCGACTCGTTAAAGAAGCATATATCCGAAGGTTGCGCCTCAATGCCTCCATCAAGTCCACGAAAATAAATATGGTTTCCGAATAGATTGTAGTACGGCTTTTGTCCGTATCCTACGAGCTTAGCATCATCGTAAATGCCGATTATAGACAGGCATTTTTGAAACTCCTTCAACGTGTAGTCACGGCAGTTCGTCAGCGTATCACGGTAGATATACACCTCGTACGCCTTGTTTCGGTTGTTGTCACAGAATGCGACTAAGAAGTGGATGAAGTCCCATGTTTTGCTCGATCGTGTAGACCCTTCATTGCAGATTATTAATCGTTGCCGTTCGCCTGCCGGTACGTTTGCAAAATTGTCCGAATACAACTTAGCAAGGTAAAAGAACAGCTGGTTCGGGTCGAAGGTCATTTGAGTTCGGTTTGGATGATTGTGTATCTGGTTGCGGTTGGTTTGTCCTTAAAATACCTTTGAATGGTTTTGTAAGACAGTCCCAGGTATTCGCATACCCCTGTTTTATAACGAAAGGCGGACGGGTTTTTCTCTCCTGCCTGCCAAACCAAGTATATATTTTGTGCTGTTTTGCTCATAATGTCCTATAAAGGCCGAAAATATAGGTCACTTTTTGCCGCCCGACAGGTTCAATGTATCCGAACCAACGGACAAACTGATAAGCGACTTCTCCATTTCGGCCTTTATTTCCTGCTTATCTGCTATTCCCAACTTGCGAGCGACCAATCCAGCATCAAAAGCCCCTGTATATCCAAATGTTAGGTTTTGACTGAACACTTTGTTCCTTGCCCATGCTGAAACTTGAAAAAAGTCTTTATGCGTTTCATTCTTTTCATAGTCTGCAAATGATTGTACGCTAATGTCCAGAAAGTCGCACAATCCTTCAAGTAGGTACGGCCTTACTGTTGGTACTGGCAGTATTCGTCCTGCCTCTTGCCCTGACTTAACAACTTCGTTTCTGATTATTGGGTTTTGGTCACACCAGTCGAAATACCTTTGAATGGCTTCTTTCCAATCTTGTGGTGTTTCAAAGTTCTTCGGCCTGCCTTGTCCGCTATCCTTTGCGAATTGGTTGCCTTTTGGTGCGCCCATTGTCTAAAGTGTTAGTTTCCCCAAAGATAACGCATATTCTTGCAAAGTAGTACGGTTGTATGCAATTATTTTCCTAAACGCAAAAAAGCTCAGTGTTACCCGTGCTTAATTAAGTTATTCTTTTACCGTCGGTACGTCTCTCCATTCAACCGTTCCGTACGTTTCGCCTACCCATTTTTGTTGAAGGACTTGCATATAGATAATGCATGCAGGCTTTAACCATCTAAATTCCATTGTCGGCCTGAAAATACAGTCATGGTCGGTTACACGTGGAATGTCATTGTCTTTTGCGTTTGCCATTATTTTAGTCTTATAGTGTACCCTTCATTTCTTTAATTGACTTGTCTGCCTTAATCAGCCGTTTGACCGATAACACCATGTAAATCTCCTTCCATCTTGCGAGTTGCTCACGTAGCCATCTGTTTTTCATAATTGCTTGATATTTATATACATTACGATTTCATTTCCTTTCTTGTCAAACTGCCTAACATCGTCATCCATTGGAATAACGTCCGTTTTGTTTGCGGTCAATCGTTGGCCGTTGACTTCGATTGTTTCGCCTTTGCGGATGTAAATTAGTTTCATAGTTGTACGCTTAATTCTGTTCCCTGAAGTACAAACCACGTATTCTGCCATTCATGCAAAAATTCAACCTTGGTAATGTAGGTGTTCGTTTCCCTATCGGTGACGTACCAATATTTGTACTCCTTTCTCCAAAATAATTTAAACCTGTCGGCAAAGAATACGGTTGATGCCTTTCTCTGGTGGCCGCATTTCAGGAGTATTTCCTCTGTTAGCGGAATCGGGAAAACGTACTTTATGAATTGTGAGCAATTTTCGTAAAAGGTATTCGGCTCTTGATTAAGGTTTTCAAGGCTTATACTGAATGTTGGTTTGCAATCAAGCGGGGTTAAAGCGGGTGATATGCCTCCAACGACCAAAGGCACGTTTAATAACTTTGGATGATATTCTGGATTCACCACTTGGACGATGTTCCCTATACGAAGTTCATTTATTTGTATCATAGTCTTTCTTTCTACTAAGTTAAGTATTTTTCGTTTAAAATCAAAATAATCAGTGAGTTAAATATCAGAATCGCTTAAATTAACCGTGCCCAATCTCCCGACTAAGCACGGTTTCCTCAACCTTTAAAACTAATCCATGAAACCTTATTGTGTAAAGATAGGCATAGATTTTGAAAAGTGGGTTAATCTTCTACGATAATTGATAATTGACCACACGCAGCACCATTTTCGATTTCTGATTTTGTAGCCACAGCCACGGCATAATCATAGCCACTTTCTTCCAGCAATGTTTTGATTTTTTCAGTCATAGTTGTAAGTTTTAAATTAAATTTATACCCTCAATTACACCACTTCCAAGCCCGTTTTTTTCAGATGTAACGTTGGGATTAATTGGGCTTATTTTAATGAAAAATGAATCTTTGTCAAAATGCTCTTTTATTTTGTCTATATCGAAGTCGCTTTCATTTATCAGCGAAAGGTTCAAGGTCGTTTTCAAATCGCTATTTGTCCTAACCTTTCCAAGTTCGGATATTGACATTTTATTCTTAAATGGTATTATCCAATTTCTGTGTGTCTCATCCAAGCTATGCAATGATAACTGTAGGGTTATATTTCCACGAACAAACGAAAAGTCTGAATTTTTTACACCAATAGTAGAAACATAGTGGTGAACGTTTGGATACTTTTCTGATATTATTGATATTGCCTCTTTCACATTCTCAATATTCAGAAACGGCTCCCCCATTCTTGTATAATTTATTTTAAACTCTTTAGCGTTCTTTGGGTTGATACCTTGCTTTTCTACAATAAAATCGACTTGTCCGACAATTTCAAGGGCTGTTAGGTTTCTGAACCCCTTCATTTGGCCAGTTGCACAGAATTTGCAGCCAACAGGGCATCCGCTCATTACGCTAACACCAATCATCCAACGCTCATACCTATCTCCCAATTCGTCATCATCCAAAAAGTTTTGATGCCTGCCAACTGCGTCTTTAGTATAGAACGGTAGAAACGTGTCGGTTGTTTCAATCATCCTACCATCTTCAAGCTCTATGCAATAGACACACCCATTTTTAAACTGCTTTTTCTTTTTTATATTCATGGTTGTTTTAATTGTTTTAATTTATATTCAGAAAGTTTTGGTTCGGGTTAATCGGCTTTGATGAAGTGAAACTCTAATTTCTCGCATTGCATATCCTGCATATTTGGCGTGTACGCACATCTGTCGCCCGCCATCGAACACCATTCATGGCAAA